ATGTCCAGTCTACACCGATCAAGCGTACACGCTCTAACTTCATAGTATCAAGCGCGAAGCATCTGTCAATGATAGACAAGACATTAGCTTTGTTAGTATTCTCCCATCTGATTGTCGAAAGGTTTTGTACCCCTGCAAGTACCAATTTTGCATCGGTCAGTTCAGTCTGATTCCGGACCGTTAAGTTTGTGATGGTGTTCGGGAGATGGAGTAATGTCAAGTTACCGCCTTCAGGCAATACTACAGCGGATGTTCCAGTTCCTTCCGCCCATATCTCGCGGATATTGGTACATAATGCAAGGTCAATTGCTTGTTTCAGGTTCGGACAGTTACGGATATCCAACTTGCGAAGCAGGTTGTTTGCACCAACTGAGAGCACTTCCATATTCGTGTTTCGATAGCCTTCCGCTCCGGATCCGATAATCAGCTCCACCAGTTTGGTCATCTTCGATACGTCAACCGAACCGGGATACAAAGAGGATATATCCCCCAGGCTGCTGATCTGACCGGCGCCAAAAATGATCGTTTCAGTATCGTTGAACTGAATGGCAGGAGCTTTAATATGTACCGGTACATTTTTCTGTGACCGAATGCCGGCTGTATATGATCCGTACTGGACGTTGACATACTGCCCGGCATACGACGTGATGGTCATATCCGCATTAGGTTCTACTCCTTCCCACTCTGAAGGGGTGTACAGACGCAGAGTTGCGAAGTCATTCTTATAGTCTCCGGCAATGTATTTAGAGTCCATGTATTTGAATCGGTTGTACAGCCACCAGCGACGGTGCATCTTGCGGCTTCCCTGGGCAGCATACAGGTATGATCCATTCCCTTCATCGAGTAATGGACGGACATACTTGTACCAGCTGTCCTCATTGTATACTGCTTCACACCAGGCATCTCCCTGTTCGGTATCGAAGAAGCGGATACATTCTTCATAAGTGAGCAGCTTCTTTGACCGCATTTCAGCATACATGGCTGCGATCTCTTTGGAATATGCCTGTTCGATGTTATTCCAGAGAGTTGACTCTGCACCGTTCCATACATCCTTGTTACCGATTTGATCGTGATACTCAACCGTATAGTCAAATGCTGCTACGCCCTCATTGTTCAGTCCGCACACAGTATCATTATCATAGAAGATGCAGATCCAGTGGATTCCGTCGAAGGTAGTCAGGAACATATTCTTAGCACGCTGGTCGACCATCGCAAAGAGTTCCGTTATCGTGTAGTACGATAACATGAAATTCATGTCCAGGTACTGATCAGCTTCGGCCCGGAACTTCGTCGGGTTATCCTTTACGGAGACAAGCCAGTCAGTCAGGCGCTTTAGATTCGTGTAGTCTTCGTTTTCGTCCGGATAACGAGCTTCGAAGTCTTTCAGCCATTCTATATTACCTTCCGAGTCGACGGTGATATAGTCCGAACGTTTAAAGAGTACACGATCGGAAGTGTTGTTCAGGATCTCCCAACTTTCACAGCCGGCCTTGAATCCGAATGTTTCATCCGTTGACTTGTCGTTATTGAAGTTGTATTTGCCCAGTGATGTTCTCTCAGCATCTTCTGATGTTTGATGCCACATCACCGACGGGCGACCGTTGACTGTCGTTCGGACGCGGGGATCAGCCTTCTGTGCTTCAGTAAGGAATCCCATGCCACGAAGGATATAGTCGATCAAACGGGCCATACCGGTATTGTGTACACCTGAGCTTTCGGCGAAGTCCGCTTTGAAGCAGAATACGTTTACAGGTATTTCCTCTTCGAAGATGGCTACCTTATCGACATGTTCACCAGTAGCGGTCATGGTGAATCCCTGCTTGCATTTTGTCTTGAAGTTCTTTCGCGGATACCACTGTGATGAAGTCCCTTGTACATCGATCTCTACTCCGGTTGCTACCCAGCTGCGTTCAGGATGTTCCCTGTCCTCATAGACAAGGGTGACAGTCTTCTTGTCTCCTTTGAAAGTCGGAAGCTCACCGACGATGGTGAATGAGATATTCTGATTCGCCAGCTTCTCATAGCTGAGATTCCCATAGTCGTCATAAATGCTGTTCCGGGCATATAGCTTGCGCTTCAGTTCAAGATTGTCCATATCGGCAATGTAATTGTCGAGAAGCTGATAGCGGTTTAAGGCATTGTCATAGACACGGATATTAAAGATATCTGCGGTACAGTCACTGCTGCCGATCGAGATCCCGGCCGGATTGGGCTGAGTAAAGTTGTCTTGTTCCGGATACTGGATCAGTCCGCAGATCTCACCGTTGATGTAGACGAAGATCAGCCGGTTCTCCGCTTTCTTTTCGATCACGAAGGAAATCCGGACACGTTCATCCTCTTTGAATTGTGTTTCGATAGAGGTCTGTTCTGATCTGAATATAGCTTTCTGTGCAGTCACTTCAAGTCCGATGCCGGCATTCATGCAGCTGAGGATGACTGAATCATAGTCGGTAACGTCTCTGGTTTCAAATTCGAATTCGATTGTTTTACCGGTAGAACGGAAGTCGTTGGCAAAGGAGTTGTAGGGGATGGTTACACGTGCATCGCCATTAACGCGAAGAGCTATGAATCCGTCAACTGTCTTGATCCATCCGTTCGTTGCGTAGTTGAATGCGATAAGTACAGCGAAGATCTCTCCGTAGTTCCAGATGTTTTTTCCTTCTTCGTTGTTGCTGCGGTTTACGGAAGTGAGGAAGAGAACGAGATCCGCTTCCTCCGGACGAACATCGATCTCTGATTCCGTAACCGTCAGGTTGAATGTTTTGGTCACAGATCCGTATGCTATTTTCAGTTCCAGTTCTCCGGGAGTTTCTGCCCGGTAACTCCATGTTTGTCGCGTGCGGTCGATCGTTTGATCACTAATTTCGATTCCATTAGCTGACAGGGTGATATCACTTGTCGTTGTAGCAGGATTATAAACGATGTAGGGAATCAGGAGTGTGCTGAATTGTTCGACTTCGGCAGTCCTGAAGGATGACGCAATAACCGGTGTGTTGTTTCCGGATACAATGCTGATAATATCATAGCGTAGATGATCGCTTTCTACTTCGGTATCATTGATCGTTGCTGTCGCATAAACGTCGAGCGTATGTGCACCATGCGCCTGTACCGGGATTGAATATGTCTGCTGACGATTAGACACAGATGTGGTGTAGGTACCCGTTTCTTTGCCATCAACGACAAAGTGAATGGTTTTCTCTACGGCACCCATCGGGGTATAAGGGAATGAGATCGCTCCGACATAAGCCTTTGAATCATCGAATGTAGAAGTAACTGAGATGCTTACTGCGTTGATCTTGAATGTCAGCTTGCGGGTAGCTCCGTAACTGTCGGTAACTTGTACAACGAGGACGTTATCACCGAGTATCAGGTATTTGCCTATATTGAATGAGACTTCGCCTTGATTGATTGTTTCGGAGGCTACCTGCTTATTGTTCAAAGTATAGGTTGCGATACCTTCGCCCGTTTCCTCTCCGGACAAGGTAGATGAGTATGTGTATTTTATCAGTGTCTCCTTACCATGAACGGCCGTTGCATTTGACGGAGTGACAAAGGCAAGCGTGAGCTTTGTTCCTCCACCACCTGCAGCAGATTTGACAGGGTAGAATACGCCTGCCCGTTTCTGAAAAATGTAATTGCCATCAGGAACAGTATCAAATGATTCGTCTGTGTTGTCCATTTCGCCCAGGGAACTGGGGCCGAATCCGCTGCCATTACCTGGTATTTCTGTTAATCCTATTGCCATAGTGCTTTTATTCTCGGGATTTTCTTTTTCTGATTCTGCTAAAGAATAATTGGTGTCTGCTGCGACAACTACACCACCGGACAGCCGGGTCATTTTACCGACATTCAAGCCGCCCTCGATATCGCAGCCTTCTTTAGAAGTAAAGCCTTTCTTGAAAGTATCTTTGATGTCTTTACGTGCATAACGATCATCACCGAATGATTTAGAGGAGATGGGTTCGAGCTTGTAATGCTTACGCTTATTAGTAACGGGAATTGATTCATCAGGAACGAGTATATAAGCATTTGTTTTCCCATTTTCCTTGACTGTTATAATTTGTCCATCAATCGGAAAATATTCCTCTTCTTCAATATTCTGTGCATATCGGGTTGCTTCCTCCAGTGATTCCCAGCCATCCGTAGAGTCGATAAAACGACCCGTTGTTCTTCTATATTGAGCGGCGAAGCTTGAACCTTTTATATTCAGTTTTACCATATCCTTATACTATTTTAAAAGTGAATGTATCCGGGTCGTTGAGTCCACCGGTTTGCAGGTACCATAGATTATAATCAATGGCTTCGCTACTGTTTGCGCCTTCTACTGATATCTTGATAGGACCTATACAGTATTCTTTATCTTCTGCAAAGTTGGCGGGATAAGAAGTCAGAGACAGTTCTGACAGTGTGCCTGAAGGAACACATACAGCCACTATTTTCCAGTTTGATGCAGGGAACTTAAAGGTACCGGGACCGGTATAGAATCCACTTGTGCCCAATGCCCTTATATCAGCAGATGACTGAGGAATAGAGGAGCATACCCCTGCGAACCATTTACGTTTGACATTCACGCTGATCTTGCTAGTCAATTCTTTCTTGGGCAACGAACCATCTTCACTCGCAGCATATATGACTGTAGCAAAATAGGTTTCTCCCTGTGTGTAATTACCTTGCAGTTGTCTCGTTGTAGTCTGCACGCCACCGACTTCTTCCGAAAAAATTAGTTTGTTGTTAGGGTTATTATCATAATAAGCTTGTTCCATAGGGCCTTGACCGTTTCGATATGCTGTATAAGTGATATAGCCTTTCTGGGTACCAAATTCAACATCATTAGAAGACGACAGTTTCCCTTCTAATTTTGCTGAAGCCTTTTGAGAAAGCATATTAATAAAGATCTCTTCCAATGTAGTTCCAGCCGGAATCATATCCCCGGTCTTTATATATCCTACATTACTGGATGTTACATTTATAGTCTGTATTAACTTTGCGATAGTGCTTCCTCCACCCGAAGAAGAGCTCCCGTTATTAATTACTTGCTGTTTGCTCTTTTCCTTCCGGTATGTAAGAGAGTCGATCTTGTTTTCAAGCTCGCCAATACGAGAATAAGGAGCTGTTTCTCCGACAGTGTATATCGGAGAGTCATAAGGGATATCAAGGTTATATTCAAGCCCTATGATACGAGAGATACGACCTTCTTCAAAGTATGCCTTATTAATAAGGTTCACTTTCTGACCAACGGTGAAACTCTTGGCAAAGTCGGGATCTTGTTTACCCGTTTCAGGATTAATGCCATAGATATAATCCGACATCATGGTGGTATTGTAAGTAGAAGGGTCCTGTTTAAGCTCTTCAATATATTCTCTTGCCCGTTCCTCGACTTCTTTCTCCGCATTGGGGATCATTACATCAGAAACGAATTGGGGATCGTAGCCGTAGAGGATATATTTATTTCCACCTTTTTCCGTGGGATGCAGGATCTCATCAGGAAGCATTCTACCATAATCATCGTTGCGTATGATCTCGTAGACCTGCGCATCCTTGTTCCAGGTTCCGTCTTCTGATTTTTCAGGCTGATATTTATCGCCTCCAGCTGAATCGTAAGGATTGAATGTTACTTCAAAGTCCATGCCGGCTAGAGGACCGGATTGAAAGACTATACGCAAATCTTCTCCATCTAACCGATATTCGTTTGAGAAATGGAATCCCAGGTCTGAGTCTTTAAATCTCCATGCCAACCAATCTTTCGAAGTTTTTGTTCCATCCGGATTATCTATAGTATCAGTATATGTATGAGTTGTCACACTGGCGGTTACTCCTTCACGTCTAGGATAGATATCATCAAAGACAACAATCTGCTCAACTGCTTCCTCTTCTGTCATACCTTCATAGGCATCAATATATGATACACCTTCGGGCATCATGAGATGTTTGGTTACAACACCTTCAGCGGTTTGAGAACCTTTGTCGTCTGAGAAGTAGCTTGACGGGACATTACTCTTTATAATGTTATCAATAATATATTTGTCACCCAATGAAGCGGTTATCCCTTCAGGAAGTTGTATAATATTGGCTGCGCTTCCAGTGAAAAGACCAGAATTGTACACAACATTGAATGACTTCCCTGTATTTGTACCAGAAACGAACGTAATTGTAGTCTTTGCGGACCGGGCCAAATTCTCTAGAATAAGATCAAATGAGAGAATCTGGGCACTAACACCACGAGGAGATTCATTAGCTTGTGCTCTCACCATTAGTTTTGCTTCTAAATTAGAGCCTCCTTTTTCTACACTGATGTTTGAAGGAAGATCAAACGCATCTCTGAATCCATTTATGTTTTTATCCGCATGGTAATGCTCCTTTTTCGCACTATACACAGTATGAGTTTTACCATCTTTTGTGTAATATAAATCCAACTGATAATAATACGTTCCTACAGGAGGGTAATATTCCGTTGAACCAGTACCAGTTATTCCACTAATCATAAACTGAACAGCTGTCTTTAACACGGAATAAGTACCACCAATAAAAGTTTTGATGATTGCACATTTATATTCTCTACTGTCATTGACAACGCTACCGCTAATATATATTTTCCCTTCTAATCTTTCACCAGTAGTTGAAATAGTGGGAAAATACTTTATGTCAAGCACTCTCGAAGTGTCAGCTATATCACGACCGCTTACTTGCTTGACATCAAAGATCAATTTCTTACGATATGTTGGCGGTATGTTCCGTGCTGACCCGAATGCATAAATACGAGTTGCGTATGAATCTTGACTATCACTTCTATCCATCTTGCTGACATTCATTCCTAGCTCGAAGTCAACAGGATCGCCATCCTCGCAACGACCGAAATGAATCACTTCTTTCTCTACCCACCACTCACACTCAAAAGTCTCTGCCATTTGATTGAGGGCATCGATCATGTTAACGTTTTCGTATGAGATCAGTTTAGAAGAAGTATCTACCGTCTCATCTATTTCGCATTTAAACGTTTTATCATGGTACTTATAACCTAGGACTTCCAAGTTCTTCAGAAACACATCCATGTGAACCTTTAAGGTATCAGTAAGATTCCAGCCTGCCTCACGACTACCGCTATCAGGACTATAGAAAAACTTCTTGTTTTTCCACTTCCAATAGTAAGCATCAAGACGGATTTCGTAGTCATAGCCACCTGTTGATGTGTTATAAGCAGGCTTATACAAGTCCACAAGTTCAAAGACGCCTAACTCGTTATCTATACCATCTCCTAACTTGAAGTGTACAGGATCATCCAATGAAAACTTCAATGTGATATAATCCTCCTTCATCAAGAGATATTTGCGCTTACTACCTTCATTAATTGGAGTAGAATAGCGTATGTTTCCGAATATGTCTTTGATATCTATCATAACATTTCCAAAGTTCGGAGATAAAAAAAAGAGTGCCCAATTTTGAGCACTCACAGATACGACAATGAAATCAATGTCGTAAATTAGATATTTTCAACACGGTTGGACGGGTCAGGTTCATTGAGTTTTAAGCTAAATTTGCCTATTCCTCTCATGAACTGGCTGAATTGACTGCATGATTGATAGATCGTTTTATATACAACAGCAGGTTGATACTTGGTCTTTATTTCAAGAACTCCAGTAGCTAGTTCCTCGCAGAAACTGCTATAACGAGCAAAAAATTGTTCCTCACTGGAAGCCGTTAGATTGATCTGAAGGGTTAGATTTCTCACATCTACCCTTGGATTGGCAATAACTACCCTTTTCCCATGCTCTAATCGGCTCTCATTCTCTATGAATGCTTTACTAGGGGCAGGAGTCATTAATGCAGATAATGAGGTATCATCCATGCTTATTCCCCATTCTACGTAAGCATCCTTGCCATTTATGAATAATTCTTCTTTCATTGGAATACTATCACTTCTATTTATTATTTACTATTAAATTGTTTAATTCCGCTATTTATACTATCCAACTTATTACCAAATTCATTTATGATTCTCTTCTGATATCCTGCTATATCTTCCAAATAACTGTTAGAAGAAATAGCAAGGTTCCTTATCTCTGTCAGGGTTATGCTATTATTCCCGACTGTCACTGAAATAAGGTTCATTGACACTAACATGGATAACATGGAGTTCTTTATTTCTTCATTGGATATCTGTAAAGCGGTAAAACGACCGTTAAGTTCTTCGCCTGTATCTTGAGACATGGCAGCAAATCCTTTTTGGGAAGAGGATTGAGACGCAGATTCAGATTGAGTAATATCAATCCCCGCTGTATCCTTTATTGTATTTGATATATTCTCTGCCATTCCTTGTATAGCTGGAAGTTGTTCTTCTGCGTTTTTCATTAGATCAGCCGTAAGCTTTGATACTTGTCTGTTTAGTTCGACTTCATCAATTAATCCTTTAGCATAATCATCATACGCTTTATTTATCTTACTTTGATAACTATTTTCACCCTCTCCGAATATCTTAGATAAAACAATGCTTTTCAGCATATCATTTGCAATATCCCGGAATGTATCAGAAGCGTATTCTTTAAAACTAGCTAAAGCATCTTTCCCACTATCCAGCCAATCCCAAATGCTATCCACGAAATTATCGACTAATGGCTCATATAAAGAGCTTACATATTCATGAAGCTGCTCTAAATATTCATCATACTTTTCACGAAGTTCAACTAGCGACTCTAATGTTTCCTTAGTCTGTCCTACTAATTTATCACCATATTGATTTAATATAGCATTAGCAGCTTCTTTATTGATTAACCCTTCATTATCGAATAATTCACCGAATCCATTACTCCTTGCCCACGAAACCAAATCCTCTGTCTCTTGAGAACGCCCACCAATACCACTACCAAGGAAGCCTTTTTTACGTGATCTGGTCTCTATGCGCAAGTTGTCTACTGCCGCTGTTTGCCCTTCCTTGTACTTTCGGGCAAAATCAACACCCCAAATTTTCCCGTATGTATTGTCCAAAAACCAATTCCATGAATTAATAAACCATCCACCACCGCTTTTATTCTGATAAGTAGCCTGTGATTCTTCTGCTTTATTTTTATACGCTTCCGCTACTTCATCGTGTAACTCCTTATAATCACGTAAGTTATTCAGATTATCTTCAGAGAACCAGTTAGCTTCTGCCTGCTGTGCTTCAAGTGCAGCTATACGGTACTCATTTACAGCATCGGTTAGCTTATTAATTTCTGCGACCTTTTCAGCGAATTTCTCATATTGATTATCAGCAGTTGGAAGAATTGAATTTAGTTGCTGCATAAGCTGAATACCTGCTGATATAATTCCCAATATGACAGATGCTTTTTCTACTGCGGACATAGCATCTGCGCCAGTTTTAGCAACTTTAGTTATACCATCAATTGTTCCAGTAGTAAATAAAGCGACATCGCCAATCAAAGAAATTATTTCGCCGGATGTACCACCAATACTATTACCTATTCCTTTTACTGCATTCGCAAGTTCGTCAACTTTTTCTTTTGCTGTTTTTTCCGCTTTAACAAAGTTGTTATTAGCTTTTTGAGACTTGTCTTTGGCCGCATTATATCGCTTTAAGGCTTCGGCAGCAGAAAGATAAGTAGTATCAATTTTCCCTGTTTTCGTATTTAATTTTGTACCTGATACAACTTTTTCACCAGAATTCACTTTATCAAGACTTCTCTTTGCTTCCGCAAGCTCCTTTTCAGCTTCTGCCAACTCTGCCTGTCGGTCAACAAGGGACTGGAAAGGGTTACGGGCATCCAACTCGTCCATGATTTCCTGAATAGTGGTAGTGTATCCTCGTAAGTCTTCAGGGTTGAGGGTTTGAGCAGCAGTTTGCTTGGCGTTCTCTAATTGTTTTAACAGAGAATTAAGTGTTTCAGATGAAGTATTACGCAAATCTTCAAAGGCACGAATATATTCAGGAGATTGTTTCAACACATCAAAATCATGTTTCATCAACTCCTTACCTTTGTCAGAAGTAGCCTTTGCTATAGAACGGTCTATTTGCCCCATCTGCTCTGTATCTCCATTCTTTACCGCCTGTTTGCGCTGTTCTTGCAGAGTAGCAATATCTTCGTTGAACTTTCGTTCAATCGCAAGACGCTTGTCCGTATAGTCTTGGTATTCGTCCAGCAATCCCTTTAAATCATCTCCACGATTGTAGTTAGTATTTTCAGCCTTAGTTTTGGCTTCAGCTGTCTTATCGAAGGAAGCAAACTGTTTCTTTACCGGTTCTGATTTGACGAACTTGTCAGTATCGAAAGTCTTCTTTGCATTGGCTGGATTTGCTTCAAATGCAGACCGAGCTTTTTCTATTTCTTTCAGCTTCTTGTCTTCGGCTTCACGCTTGATTTCTTCTATTTCTTTATCGTGGTTGAGCTTTCTTTGTCTAAGAACCTTTTCACTTCCTTCGACCAGCCCGTCGATTTCGATTTGTTCTAGTTCGTGTTGGGAATCGGTTTTCATGCGTGCCGCTTCACGCTTCTGTTGGTCAAGAAGAAGGTTGTACTTCTCTTGCTCTTTGCGGAGTTTGTCGGCAGCGTTTTCTTGCTTGAAAGTGTTGTTATTAAATATATCTATCCCCGCTTGTTTTAGTACCTCGTTGATGCTTTTCTCTACTTCAATCTGTAGTTCACTCCATTTTTCAGCCCCATTCTTTAGTGCTTTAATCTTTTCATCTCCATCTATAGATTTCTCTAATGATTGCTTTAAGCTATCTGATTTATTTTTATCAAAAGACAGCTTTCTAGTAGGCATTCCATCTACATATTCGACTTTACTAGACATTGCAGACAACCCACTTTGCAATGCTATACTATTTTCTCTTTCTTTGAAATATTCTTCCCACTTTTCCTGTGCAATCTTACCAATAGCCGCTGCCTTTGCTCTCTGCATTATTGCATTTGTAACTGCATTAGATTGATTTATAAAGATATTTTCCGCATCCGAGACACAATTAACCGCTAATCCGAGTTGATGAAACGATTCTTGATTTTCTAAAATGAACTTTTTCTTATTTTTTAAACTATTCCCTAATGAATCATATTCTTTTTTCAGTTTTTGATATGTAGCCATCTGCGCAGAAGCTATTGATGAAAATGATTGCATATAAGATTCTTGCATAGCCTTTGCCGCTTCTATCTTTTTATTCGCTTCTTCTTGCGCTTTAGCCCCTTCCTTATTTGCCTTCACTAGTAGATATATTCCACCGACAACAGAAAGTATTGCAGTAGCTAATAACACATAAGGATTCGCCTTGGCTGCAAGGTTGAATGCTTTTTGGGCTGCTACCTCTGACCAAGTAAGAGCTATGTTGGTAGTCTTGGCTTTATTCTCTAACGCCATAGATGCAATAATAGCTTTACGACGGACATTCTCAATTGCGAGCATCACGGTATTGGATTTCTTAAGCATTCCATAAGTTCCTTCCAACCCGACAACTATCCCCATCAATGATTGAATCTTAGTCTGCAATTCAGCCATCTTTTCACTCTTATCATTAAACAAGCCCATAACACCGACAACCAAACTTGCAGATGTAGCAGCACCTGACAAACCGGCTTTTAGTGTAGCAAGACCTTTGTTAGGATTAGCAAGAAACTCCATTTCAGCATTTACAAGCTTCATTTGCAAACGCATTTTGCCTAGCTCCTCCCCTGCCTGTTGATATTGTATCGTATTTTGCATTCCAGAAGCACGCATCTGAATTAGCTGTTCACGGGCATCCATGATAAGAGTACGCGTTCTTAAGTGTTTTTCGTTTCCCTGTTCAATAACTGTATTAAGCTCGGTTTGTCTCTTTCTTTGTTCTGATATCTGAGAGGCTATTTCTTTACTTTTTTGAATTACATCATCAAGTTGTGGTTTAAATCGTTCTAATTCACTTGATATCAATGCAGTGGCTCCATCACCTATTTGAACACGAGTGAGTCCTTTATCTTTAGCTGTGTACAACCTATCCAGAATGGACTTATAGGATGCAATTTGTGACGCTAGTTTATCATAGTATTTAATATTCTCATTCAAATCCTTAGTCAAGTCTTTTAACTCCACCTTTGCTTTTTTCACAGAATCAGAAGAAGAGTTTGTAGCCTGCTTATATTGCTCGATAGCAGTTACATTATTTGATTTGATAGCTGTAGCAAGTTTATTCCATTCTTCTTGTTGCGTCCGAATCTCCTCTTTTTGTTTTTCTAATTGTGCCGTCAATTCTGCATTCTTGGAGCGAAATTCATCTAATTGCTGTACAGAAACGCCATCTGATTTTACAGAAGGGGCACTTAACTCAACTTTTCCAAACTGAAGCATAGAAGACATCACTTCTATTTTATCTAATAAGCTATCAAAATATTTATTGAGATTAGTACACATCTTCAATACTTCTGAATCGAATCCTTCCAAACGTTTGCCTTCTTCTTCTATAATTCTTGCAGCTTCTCTAATTCCCTTCTTTATTTCTTCTGTTTTTTTAAGGAAATCAGAATTATTTGCCGTAATATCAAAATTCAACCCTGCCATATATTTTTATTTTAATTAATGTTCAAAATTAACCACTCTCCCACTATCTCTACTAAAATCGCTTATTCAATATCCAACAATAGCCTTAATGTTGGATATTTCCTCAAAAATAGATACTAAACAGCTATTTATCTATCAATTAGGTACTCAATACTTCACATTGGACAGATTGTGAAATATTTGATAAATGTAAGTTTAAAGAGTTGATTTTTCTATTTCTACAGCAGCAGTTACACGACAAAGTAAAGATTGTCGTGAGAAAGTTTGAATGAATGGGATTTCTTTGTAGTTTTGCGAAATGTTTAACTAAAAAATAACAATCATGGAAGACATGCAAAATCTTATTGGATGGATAATAATCATCTTTGGTATTCTCCAAATTATCCTTTTTTCAAAATATGGGTAATGACAGACAATGTAAAAAGAATAAAAAGCAACCTAATTAATAATGCAGATACTTCATTTGAAGCTGCACAAAAAGAAATTATATTTGGACATCCTGATAAGGCGTTTGATATTTATAACAAATGCTATGTAAATGATGTTGCAAGATTACATAAAGAAACTAAAAATGCGGGAATGAATTCAGAACCAGCAAAAGATACTTATGAAATAAAATATAAAGAAAAATGCCAATCATACGAAAAGGAATTAGCAAAGTTAGGCAATAAGTATATTATTGATTTCTCTCGTTTTGATTCTTTTGATAAAATAAATGAAATCATGTCATAACAAATAAGGGGGCCCTCACATTCAGAAACATTTGCTTCAACATCAAATATTAATAATAAAGCCGGAGCAATAAACTCCGGCTTTATTATTAATCACGTATCCCAATTGTGAAATAAGTTTAAGATAAAGGAATAAAGTATGGAAAAAGAAGCCACAATAAAAGCCTTAAGTCAAACGATTGATTGTTGTTTTGACAGTCTCAAAGAAGCAAGAATAAAAATACAAATATTTGAGGATTTACATAAAGATATCCATTCAATATCTTCTATAGAGAATTCCAAAGATTATGAAAATGTTAAAAAGGGGATGTACCTTATATTAACCTGTTTTATAGCAAAATACAATACCGCAGTTATTCTAAAGCATATCTTGATATCAAGGAGTGGTAAAGATGTTATTTTTTTTGAGAAAGACTTATGCCTTACGATCTATGAAACGCTATTGAATTTAGATAAATATACCCCTTATATAAAAAGTGAGTCTCAAAATAACAATGAATTATTAGAAGATTATTCGACTTTTCTTCAAAAAATGGAGAAACTTAAAAAACATAGGAACATCTTAAAAGAAATAAGAAATAATAGTACTGGGCATGTTAATATGGATTATATTAAGTATTATGACTCTATGCTATTACTAAATAATTTACCACTTATAGAAATTATTAGTAAATTCAATGATTTAATTGACTTCTTACTAGAGTTCAATAGTAAAATTAACAAGAATTACTCAACAATAAAACATGCAGAATTTGAAAAAGTACAAAATGAATTAGCATATCAATTAGAGTTAGCAATGAAGAAACAAAATCTTTCTCCTGAAATGAATCAGCTCCTTAGTGATTTGGGAGAGTATGCAAACACGTTAAAACAAGTAATAAAGCCCAAATAATCCAATAACCACCAAAGCGCCCCATGTGTCGCCAAACAAATATGGAGCATTCAAACAATAGTTACCAGGTCTTGAAACTTTGGTAACTTTTTTATTATCTACTCATTTCTCTTTCAATTATTTGAATTGTCAAAATTTATAGGTATGTTTGCGAATAAACCAATAAAATAGGAGGTAATACTATGATCAATGTAAGAGAACTAAGAATCGGGAACACTGTAAAAGGTGGGGACTATACCCAAAATCCATCTGTTATAATCAAAATTGAAGAAGAATCTGCTACAGCTAAATCAATATCTCATAATGAGTTTACATCAATACATGGAATCTCATTATATGATATTGATGTAAAAGATAAATATGGCTTTACTGACGATTTGATAATTGAAGATTTGACATTGGACGGTAGAATATTCAATCACGTTCATATAGGCCTCAAGAAAGTAGGAGATGGGAGGCACGAGGTATTCATTAAGGTTGGAGATAGCCATTTTGCCATAAGAAAAATAACTTATTTGCATGAACTCCAAAATCTTGTATTTGCACTCTTTGATGTGGAACTATAATACAATAGCTAAGCCGAACTTGGTAAGTCCGGCTTTATTTTACCCTTTCCTCTTCAGCATATCCTTTCCAAAGCTATTACTCTCTAATCATCTCCCTAACCAGTTCCCTATTCCTTGGATCATCCGCATTTATCACCTCCCCTACACCTCTTCCAAGCAATTTCCGTTCCTCCTCACTCAAATAAATAGTAGTAATAGCATCAGCCATGAGCATCTTTAGATTAGCATAGCTGATTCCCCACATGACATAATCCATCGTCCATCCATAACGCTGACAAGCAAAGTCTATCAATGTCCCATAGGTACTATTGCCTCCAAAGGTAACGCTGCTATTATCTTTCTTTACCGCGGCTATCCTGCTACGTTCTAAGCGTTCTTTGTCTATTCCAAAGTACTTGATAAACTCTTCTGTATTATCTCCGGACAGAACGATTGTAAATATGGTAGCGAGTTCTTCTGCTGCTAACTCAGAGAATTCCTTCGCTCGTACTTCCACCTTACTACCATCAAAGACATCTTCCTTCCGGTTGAACGTATAGTTAGACAGTATTCGGCAAACAATCTCCTTCTTTTCGGTACATAACCGAATGGCTTCCAAATATGGATTAGCAGATATCAGTCTGGCATCAGCCTCCAGGCTCCTGAACAATCTTGCCAGGTGATAAGTTATCCCCAACGTAGGAGGATATAAATAAAATTGCTGACTACCAATATTGAAACCGACAGGTCTCTCAATGATGGTATCAGCAATGTTCATTTCAAGCAATTCTTTATCTTCCATAGTGCTAAATAATTAAAGAGTGCCGGCTAAAGCACTCTTTTCTGAAAACAATCTTTTATTAACCTTCAGGTGCAGGAGCACTTGCGGTATAGGGTTTAACCTGATTGCCGGTAGCAGGTTTCAATGCGTCAAAAGTATATTTCCATTTCTTTCCTTCTGACGTATCGAAAGTATCTTCTACTGAAACTGTTGCCCGATCAATCAGAATCCCTTCGACAGACGAATCTTCAGGAGTAAGCCGGACAGCATATTCTTCCTTGACTACTCCATCCTCATCTTCGATAGGTTTACTTCTACCTTTGGCCGCGCGGATCTCGAACTCAAAAGCGTATGTATTTCTGGAATACTTCACCGCTTCATTTTCCCCGCCTTCAACCTTAGCTTCCTTCTTCTCTCCTTTGCTTGTCGTTAGTTTAGTAGAGTTTTCTACCGGATCGTATTCTAACTTATCCCATTTAGTAGGTGCAGCTCCATCAGCACCCAGCTTTCCAAATTCAATTTTGGGTTTTCCCCATGATAATTGTGCCATAATACTTATTCGTTTACTTGTTTATACAATAACTTGTTATTGATGAAGTGCTCGCTCTTACCGTTCACTTCCATTACCCTTTGTTTATCCAGCGTGAAACGGTAATCTTCTCCACGTTGCACTTCTAAAAGTTCAGCGGCCAGTTTGCAGAGTTGACGCAGACGGACTGAATTCTCCTCAGCCTGCCCATCACGTAGATTATCGGGAACATAGATATTCACATTTACAAAAGCTTCCTGAATCTGTCCTTTGCCATTGTCAAGCATAGAAATGACAATATCTTCCTTGCCTGAGTTAAGCGGTCTTAGAGTCTTGCTCAATTTCCCGGTAACAGCCTTCTCCAGTTCAGACCCTTTGATTATTTTGTAAACATCATCCTTTATTTCAATATCCGATTTCATCCTACTACCTGACTTTTAAGTTTCTCCATCATATGATAAAATTCAGCATGAGCCAACAGCTCTGCAGAAGCAAGAACAGACTTACTACCTTTAGCTTCTACATATTCGGCATAATGCATACCAGCAACGACAATCAGCACATATCCGCTTGAGTAGTTCTTAGCAAGTCTAACAGCTAGTTCCTTACCTGTTTTCGATCCTTCTGAACCACTTAAGACAGTTTCAAAGCCGGACGTCTTCACAATCTCCCCATGAGCAACAACGACATAACCAACAGAGCTTCGAAGATTTCCAGTTTGATTAAACCAGCTTTCTTCTTGTGATCTATCTCTAGCCTCTGTCACGCACTCATTACCTAGATTCGCCAAAGCCTGAATAGTAACCGAATCGATCTGTTTAGTCCCTGTATCAAACATAGCATTAATCTCCGACAATGATGTAGTCATTCTTATAGCCATAGTTTTGCATTTAATTGTCCTCTGTGAAAACCTTGAACCTGTTTTTCAGCTATTACGCACCCATTGTTTAATAGCCGGATAACATCACCTATCTTAAACTCTCTACAATTCTGATTCAGATAAACCACATATTGATATATGTAGACCTTCCCGTCTTCAAAAACTACTTGATTGGCTTTACCATTGGGTTCATACCGACAGGGAATTTCACCTTCAAAAGAAGATGTACCAGGATGATAATCGCCTAGATAGTCTTCGTAGCCTTCGATGATTACCTGGTATTGCAATATGTGAGGTCTGAAATTAGGTATCATAGGAATGTACATTTAGATTTGTTAGACAATTCATCCTTCAATCCATATTGTTTGCACAGAAAGAAATAATAGGATTTGATTCCGTCAAAATTCCAAGAGACTGAAACTCCCCCCTCTCCCATTGAAACGGGTCGAAGTAAAAGAGAGGGGATGAACTTAGCCATCGCCACGGACACACGAACTTTATTGCTTGCATCTCGTTCAACATCTCCGTTCTCTAATCCAGCATCTTCTACAATATCCAAAAGGTCAGCCTCCGACAGTTGAATGCCGAAGGTCTGAAACTTCTGTTGTATGTAGTCGTTTGCCGTCATCTTAGTATGGTGTAATCAATCTACTATATGCAGTGTAACTATAATGCGTACAATGCTTCGATTTATATACGTATCGGAACGGACATTTAGGAACAGTAACCAGCTTGCTTTGAATAGCCGGACTTTCAGCAATAACAAATACAGGTTGCGGGGCTGTTAACACCAAGTAATCCATAGGAACGATTTTAACGACCTCGTTCTGAATCATCGGCAGACCAACATCAACCATCACGACATCTGATTTTGGCAAAATAGGTTCGCTAAAACTTGATGCCTGTACGCCCAACGAAACTAAGGACATCATCAAAAAGCCACACATGGCAAAAATAAAATTCTTCATCTCTTTACTGATTTATAAAATTAAACAATGGAAGGGAAAGATACTACCCTATCCCTTTTATTCGATACCTAATGCTTCTTTCAAAGCAGAAGTCTTTTCTTCATCCAGTTCGCCTGCTTTAGAAAGAAGTGTTCCCTCTCTCATATTTGCAGTTACAGAAACACCGATAGACTTCAATGCTTCTACAACGTCTTTTTTTTCAAACTCCTGCTCGAAGAGAACAATCCCCTTAGAGGCTTTCTTCTCTTCAATAACTTCGGCAAGTTTACGATCCGAAAGATCTTTCACACGGGCTTCGTCTTCAAAATCGAGGATTGTACCCGGATTATACACTTCGCCAGTAAACTTGTCGCAGAAAATATCAATCACTTTAATCTTCATAGAATCCTCCTTATCCCTCCGGGATAGCGTTCATGGTTGATAAATCGAAATTCACAATCTTATTCGGAGAAGTAAACTCAGGAATCCACTCAGCAGTGTACTCCATGTATCGACCTTCTTCGTCACGATAGTTGCATACCGACATTTGACCTTCAGCGGTATTATAAGAACGTCCCGGAACCGGATCGGTCATTACATACGGCTTATGGTGGCGCATCTTCATCACCTTATCAGTCTGCAACAGGGTAATACGGTTATCAGCATAAATCTGCACGTTCTCGCCCGCCTGATTCTCTACATAGTCCTCCTTGATCTCGATAGCAGGAAGCCCGATTCCAGTAAATACGCTGGATGCCATTTGGTCAGTCACCAACCCAGCGTTAACCATGAACTCACGCTCGCCAAGAATCATCTTGAATTTATCCCCAAACTCGGAAGCACCTACAATGTTCTTCATGAATGTACTACGAGACATAATCATCTTGGAGAACACACCGTATTTAGCTTTCAGCTTTTGAATCTCCTGCTGTAAGTAAGAGATAAACTTATCCTTTACTGCAGCTTCTGGAGTAAGGAAGTGGAACGGCAACTCGATATCGAGCAACTCGATATTTTCTTTGTTGTCAGCCAAGTGAACCTGTGCTTTACCAGTCATCAACAATCCAGGAACAACGATATCCATACGCTTGTGTGGAGCAAGTAAAATCTGACGATAATCATCAACAATAAAGTCGATAATCTCCTGTAAGATTGTACTTTGTTCTGCAGTATTGGCAGCATTGAACTTATCAATGATATCCTGCAACTGCGACAAACGTTCGATATCCATTTGATAACGGTCGCCCAAGTAAGCGATTTCAGTATAACCGCTTCCAAGTGAACGCCTTTCCCTTAACGGTTTCTGATCGTTCTTGCCAATAATAGAACCAGCAACAACACCCGTTACTGTCCCAAGATAAGTCTTAAAAACACGGGTTTTAGTTTCCAAGAAATCTCCGTATTGCTTCCAATAGATTGTGTCCAATCTCATCTGAAGCACACGGTCGATAATCGCCTTAACGATTGCGGGGTCTGTGAATAAAGTTTGTATGGTCAAATTCATATCTAAACTTTTAATGATTAATACTCAAACTGGAAACGACTTGTCAATCCCACCTTATCCAATTCATGGATCGGAAGAACTAACTTACTTTCCTTTACCTCATAGGCTTGTATCAAGAGAGTACAGAGGACAGCTCCATCGCTCTCGACTTTCTTCGCGTCATAAAGAACGAAGTTCGCTGTATTCTTCTTCACTGTGCCTGCTACTGCAGTCGCTTCAAATAGAACTGCATCCTTAGAGATATTTTCACCGAAAGTCGCTTCAATAGTCAGGACATCATAGCCCTTGTTAGTCTTATCGATAGCGATTACTTTTGCTCCTTTTTTACCACTTCCAATAAACATACCGACATAAGCCAGCGATTCCTTTGCAATTTTGATTGATAAAGCATCAGCTCCGGCCGTGTAGGCTTCTACAACCTTCACGTTGCGAACCGGAACCAATGTACGTTTTACCAAATCAGCCTGAACCGGGGTGAATACGGGTAAGAAAGAACCAACAACCAAATTGGCTATGTCCAACTTCCACGGTCCGCTCTTTCTCACACCTGTTTCAACACGGTAAAACTCTTCCGGCTTATAATCCGGTTTCAAGTCATAATGTGTACCTGCTGCCATTTAATTTACTTTTTAGATTCAACAATCGTTTTTGTACCTTCCGAAATCATACCAGCGATAGATTCGTTTTCTTTCTCAATCTTCGTCTCCGCTGATTCGGGAGGGTTCACACCGCTAAAGCCTATATTAGCAAGTTCCTGCTTTGCCTCCTTGAAAAAAGTATCTAAGTCCGCATCATCGGGAATCGCATAACGCTTTGCGAATGTTTCGGGAATACCATACTCCTTTGCCTTTGCCATAATCTGTTCCTGTCGGGTAGCCTGTAATTTTTCTTGCTTTAAAGCGGAAAGTTCAGTCGAAAGATTCTTATTTGAATCAATCAAAGCTTGTGCCCATGCAGGTACATCATCTTTCTTGTCTTCCGGCTTCGGATTTGGGTTAGGATTGGGATTCTCGATTGGCTTACCGTCTTTAAGGTTATGCTTCTTCTCGTAGTTCTGAACAGAAGTACGGGTAGCATCCCCGGCACGGAAATCGCCGTAGGAATTTAACACGTCCGAAAAGCTGATACCCTCAACAATAGAGTTTACCTTTGTCTCGTCCGTTACACCCTCTGCCTTTTTAGTGGCAATTCGGGTGAGAATAGCAGCATCCACCCCAGTAAACTTGGTTTGGAGACCCGCTAAGATTTGTTCTAAAATTGTCATACTGTATGAATTAAAATTTGAGATTCAATTTGCGGAAGTAAAAATACCACCAATACAGTTGATTAGTAAATATTTAAGTTTCCTATTCACGACAATAGAACCATTGTCGTGAATACGGTATAAAAGTAGGAAGTAAGTAGGTGGAAGGGAAATTATTGGAGGGTTAAGAATTCACTAAGAAGAGATTGTGAAGGAATAGAATAAAAAAGCGTGAAACCGAATGGAATCACGCTTTTTTATTCTATTTCTTTATAGCCTTCAATTTAACCATCTCTGCTCGTCCATATGGAGTTAAAGTACAGTATGTATATACACCATTCTCTATAACCTTATCAGTTTCTATAAGTCCTAAAGCTAAAAGCTGTATTTCAATTACCTCTTGATTCTTTTTATCAATAATATAATCTTGCTCACTAATTCCCAATAATTTGTGTATAGGTTTAAATAGATAGTTTTGAATCTCAGTATAAGGAACAGGATTAAATAGTCCAGGAGCTATTGATAAAAATATTTCATTCCAGGAAACATCTCTCAGAATATCATCCTTTTCTTCATATTCTTCATCATTATCCCACGAAAAAGATGGACGTTTATGGAAAATTATACTATATACATCATTCCCTTGCTGAAAGTTCTCAGAGCCAATAGGCGCTCGTAATGAAAGTCGATTAACTTGCTCTAGTAATTTCTCATTTTCCTTCTTCAGAAGCAATATTTCCTTATTCGCTTCAGCCGAAGATATTTCATCTGCTTTCATCCAACCCACACGAGGAGAATTTTCAAATAAATAATCTAAACTTTTACTAACTTTGAACGCTAATTCATAAGGTTCTTTCCATGAATCACATAATTTCTCTTGAACTTTTGTTTTAAATTCCCCTAGTTTTTGTTTTCCCACATCTGTTGGTTCAACTCTTTCTGCAGGCAATTCACTTGGTTTTGCATGATAGAATGAAGCAACAGGAATGCCCCTGCTTATAGCATATTCAAATTCCAGTTGAGTATAACTCTTCCTTGACTTAGGTTCTATTGAACCATAGCGTCCTCCAATAATTAAAATATAATAATCACATCTATCTATTAATTTCTTGATAACTGTAAATTGGTCGTCATTAGCCGCAGGAAAATACTCCATTCCAACAGGAAAACAATTTTTGCCCAATAATGCTTCAATAACCTTTTGTCGTTCTTCAATTAAATCCTGATATGTTGAACTAACAAATACTTGATATTTCTTTTCCATAGTAGTTTATTCTTTAAATTTATACTCCTAACACTATATTTGCATCAATATTTAGCTTCCGGCTTATTTCACGTGCAACCTTCAAAGTGGGCTCACACTTACCAGATATATAATCGCTAAGACGTGAGGGACTAACACCTATCAACTGTGAAAGTGATTTCTGATTAAGCCCCATTTCATACATACGAAGCTTAAGAACATCAACAAGTGAAGGTTCTCCCAAAGAAAAATGTTCTTCGGAATAATCAGCAACAAGATTAGAAAGAAGCTCCAGTTCTATGCTGTTAGGATCATTCAAAGGAGTATCATCTTTCACAAATGGAAGAAGCTCCTCTACTCTTTTCACTGCCCATTCATATTGGGCTTGATTTTCTATCTTTGTCATAAGCTCTAAATATTAGTGCAATCTATTTTATCATATTCTTTATGAGTACCAATAAAGCGGATATATACAAACTTAACTGTGAATTTAATGACCACAACTAATCGATAATTATTACCTTTGACGTTAAAAACATAGTGCTGATTACCTACATTATCCACACTATTAAAAGTCTTCTTAACATCAGCAAAACATGTCCACTCACTTCTTTTAACAATAGTAGTCCATTCTTGCAAAGCCACCTTTGAATCGGGGTGTGATTCTGCATATTCTTTTAAAGACTGTTCTGTAAATATTCTCATGGTTACTCATTTTTCATACTACAAAGATATGAAATTAATTCTGAATTTCAAAATTATATTTCATAATTTGTAACCGCAATAATAATGATGACTCCGCTATTTTCAGCAATCGCCACTTCCATACAATCTACAGCAATTATTTTATAGAGCCCAATCTATTTAATTCAGCATATAGGAACACAAGGCAATCTCCGTCAAATTCGAATTGAGTTGCTTTATCAGGTAGCTCAAACTTCCCTACTTTATCAACATATCCTTTCCAATCACACTTTTTAGGTATTCCTAGCTTAACTCCATTGGCGTGCTTCTTTATCCATAGCCAAATCAAACGTCCTAAAACTTGGTTATCATACTTACAGGTCGGAAAATTTTTCCGGATGTAAAAGATAAAACTGTCATTACCCTTTTGCATTTTTACTTTCATACTTTCTATTTTTTATAGTTATATTACTATATACGTATTCTGAATTTATAACGGAGTGAAATAAACTCCCATAGAACATACAACTATATAATTTTCAAGGTATTACTATTTCGCCCACACACCCCGAATTACGTTTTTTTAACCATCAGCCATTATTAGTCTACATTTATGATACATTTTGAGAAACTGAATCTTCTTTTTTCTGCCCATTTATTTGTTCTTCTTCAATTTCCTTCAGTTCTTCTTCAATTCTATCCGCATTCCCGGCAAACATAATACCTTCACGGATTGACCATATACCACCACTTACTGCGGAAACAGCAGTAGTAACCTTGTCATTTAAATCATCAATCATAAACGGAACCAAGTCTGTCTCAATATCAATAGTCTGTGATGCCTTGTTGAACTCGGTGGGATTAATCGTCCCTAAAGCAGAAACAAGAAAATTAACCCTTCGCTGTAAAAACTCCCCTATCACTTCCGCATGATTACTCACACTCATATGCGCACCCATAAACATGAAACGGAAAGCGGTACCTGAAGCCTTACCAACACCTTTCAATGTTTCGAAAGAAATGCGTGGAGTATTAGACATATCATAAGCCATATTGGTAAGGGTTTCAGCTTCGAACTTCACCGTATCCGGAACTTGATTCCAAGTCAGATATTGAGCATCAGCACCAGCTTCCAGTTTAACTTTTCTATCCTTTGTCTTGCCAATAAACCCAGTCACTTCCCCAATTAGCTTCAATAATGGGAAGAAATGATAGTCAATGCAATCTGCATAGTTGGATAAAAGTTTCTCCAACCGAACGCGGAAGGTCTTTATCTTCTTGCAATAAGGTTCGGGACGATAGGCATAGAGAACCGGTAGTTTGGGGAATCCGTGAGCGAAAGAAGTTCTTTCCTCGTAACCCTTAGATAAATCCCACTGATAAACCATCTTGTCCGTAATAGTCATAAAGCAGGTGACTTCCGAATCATCCATGAGCTTCTTTTTGTACTCACGTGAGAAAGCTATAAAATCCCCTTCATCATTGAAGAACGGATAAAGTTTATCCCCTCGGAATGGAGACCACAACACACTTTTTAGCTTCTTGGTAGGCTTTACCTTTCCTCCGAAGGCAGTCTTAACTTTCTTCCAAAACTTAGCCCAAAACGAATCATCATCGGTCACATACCAATATTCGGCTACTTCCTGCTCAGAAAGCCAAGAACGGACAATCTTCTTGTTCTGATACTTGATTTTATTGGACTTAAATACAGCCTTGACAGCATCCAGCAGCTTTTTCTCGTCATCATCGGTCGGAGTGCAATCCATAGATGGCTCGGTCCCGACAGTGAAAGCTGTTTGAATGTTCACTATATCCTGTTCCAATGGAATAGAAATACGGTTTACCGGTTCGTCCTTGTACTTCGCTTCAATTTCGTATGTTTTACCGGTCTCTTCATCGAAAACTTTCTCCGCTTCTTTTTCAAGCACCTTTCTGTCTGGATACTTCTCTTTATCCACCATGATTTCATGGCGTTTGGGATTCCAGTCGTCCCAAAGTTCACAACGGTCGGGGAGCTCGGTTTTTCTACCTTTCTTCAAGTAGCTTATTTTCTGCCCGATGTCAGGCAATGCTAATATTTCTTCAAGCGTTAATGGCATAATCTATATTTTTAGTGTGTGAATATTCCAGTTAAATCTTTCGGCTTCAAAATACGTCCTAAAATGTGCCCCAAGATATAATATCTAATAGGGTCTATACAGTGATTCCAGGCGTCTACCGGCTCATTGATATAATGCCCGTCTTTGTCTTTATCCCAAACATATTTACGGAGTTCCTCAATGATATGGTATGAACGTTCAGTAACGAATAGTTCCATCTCATGTATCTTGTCAATACCGGCTTTAATAGAACCAGGGAATTTATCTACCGGATAGATATTCACACCCCTATTTTTGATTTCCTGAATCAAACGAGGGTCGGCACTATCTCCGTAGACTTTCAGCCCCCACGGCTTCAATTTTTCGGCAATGGCATTTGTGAGCATTCCTGTTTCATAGAATAACTCATCCACATAAAGTCGGTTGTCTACGATGCCACAACGAATACCTGTTGACGGGTCGTTGGTATAACCCCAGTCAGAAGCAAGAGCTACTTTCTTTGCATAAGCCGGAAACTCCTTAACGATGCCCCACTTTTTGAACACTGCACCTTCCGCAACGTCAGCCCACCGACCGATGACAACATGAGCATACTTTTCGGGATTGTTCATCATCATATCCTCCACCTCTTTTAAGAACTCCGGGGAAAGATTTTCCAAGTTATCCAGGTAGGTAGTATGAATGTGGAGTACATTCGGGTGAGTGGAGACTTGAACCTGCACGCCGTCAATCTCTACAAGTTTGTGAGTGTTCTCAATGTATTTCTTATAGATGAAGTGATTGGAATCACACGGGTTCATTATGATGATAATCCGGTTTTGAATGCCTTTCTTACGGATGGAGAGCATTATCTTGTCGAACTCTTCTTCATTGGTCCATTCTTCCGCTTCATCACAGACAAAGGTAGTAATACCTTGAATGGATTTCAGTTTTGCCGTCTGATTACCTGATGAAGTCTTGATACCCCGGAACATGATACGACTCTTGGTCATCTTGTTGACTATATCCGTCTTGGTGGTCTTGAAATATTTGGTAGTTCCATCAAGTTCTATCTTCTCCATCATTTCGGGGATGATAGACATACCGGCAGAAACCATCGTGTAGCGGGTGTAGAGAATCTGATGAACAATCTTCTCGGCTTCCGTCATTTCAAAGGTCAGCCGTTCGATGAAAGTGGAAGCATTGAAGGACTTGCCGGAGCCGCGACCACCGGTGATAAGGATAATGAATTTCTCATTATCGGTGTACAGAGGGTGGTATATCGCCTGGGGTTCTATCATTTCAGTTTATCTTTAATCCATGAATCAATACTGATACCGTGGTTTATGTCGGTAGGAATGTCAGCTTCTTCGTCAAGCTTACGCTCTGTTTTCTTCCAGTCTTCATCATAGTGGTACAGAATAACTGATTGAGCCTGTAAACTTGGAGCAAGTTCGCTTATTGTTTCTTGAACAATGGATTTATCGGTAAGCGTTACCCATCCGGTCCCGCCACAATCTGGACATTTTTCATCTTCTCCCATACAGTGACATTTCTCTTGAATGAATCTACGGGTTTCACTCTTAACCTTGACTCCCCCCATAGCCATTGCAAGGTATTTTGCCCTTACGGCTGCAGTAATCGTTGCCCGCCCACGCACTAATACTTCACTTAATTCTTTGTATTGCCCTTTCTTCTCACAGAACTTTTGCGGTGACAATCCAATAGCCAAAGCTATTTCCTTATCCGTGAATCCCTTTTGGGCATACTTTTCTATGAGAGAAAGAAAGTCTTCGCTTGTATAATCAAACTTAGGCTTTCTTCCTCCACGACCTTTTATATTTTGAGATTCACTATTCATATCGTTTATTCACTCCAAGGATTTTCGCCTTCTTCCTCAACGAAAATCCGCTTTAACTTTTCAGAAATTTCTTTCAATTCATGTTTCATCTGTTTTACATGAAACTCGGATGGCATAGGAATTTCCAATGCTCCTAATAAGTTATCTATCGTGTCGATAGTTTCTCCAAATTCTTCTGATGCTTTCATTTTAATCAATCCTTTCAATTTGCTCATCAAATACTTCTCCCTTGATAAACTTCATATCCGACTCATACCCGAATCGTTCACAAAAAGCAGCTTTCGCTTCATAGGTATCAAAGGATAACATCACATAAGCATCCATATCCTCGGCTTGCTTCTGTGCATTCTCCTTTACCTGTTGTTTGACATCTTTCATGTGGGCTACCTTTTCGGCACGCTCTAATTGCTTGGCGGCTTTATCGGCTTCTTTCTGTTCGGTAACAGGCGACATCATATCAGAGAGGGCATCAGCAATGGAGCTTTCTTCTTCAGTCTGCAACAGATAATCAACACCAATCATGTTTAGGTCAGCATCAGTCAGACCTGCGTCTTTCCAATCAATATCAGGAACAATCTGCGCAAGAGCGTCGAAATCCCAAGTACCTTGCGCATTGGGGTTATTCATTAAAATGTTCAACTCCTTTTCCTGTTTTTCGTCTACGTCAATGACATCGACACGAATACGATAGTCGTTATCGGGATACTTTTGCAGCTCATCCATGACAGATAAACGCTGGTGCCCGCTGACCACTGTCAATCCAGTACGCTTGTTCACAACAATTCCACCTACCAAGCCGAACTTCTTAATACCACGCTTTAATGTTTTGCGTGATTCATCAGAAAGTTTTCTCGGATTATAATTGGCAAAGTGAATGGCAGAACGGTTAAGCTCTACTGAATCACTCTTTATATACTTACTTAGTTCCATTATCATACTCAAATAAAATTCTTCCACTCATTGGAAACGCCTTAATTATCTTCTGTAAGTCTGCTGGATAGTTACTACGAAGCCAAAGAAAGCAATCAATATTGAAACCAATACCATTACTTGCCTTATTGCCATATCTTACCGGTTCAGGCAGGTTATTTTGTTTCATATAAGCAAGAATATCCTTTTGCGTCCAATCTGCTAAAGGATAACACATACCATTATTCTCATACCCCTTTTCTTCGTAACCATTCAACATTAATCTACGATTCATACCATCGGCTTTCTTCATACCCAAGAAGGTGTAATAAACATCATGCTTTAACTGCATGGCTTTCACGACATCGGCTAGTTTAAGTAACTTCACATCAGGGTTAGGCACGCAATACATACCACCTCTAAGAATATAAGTAAGGTTCCAGTGAGGTACTTGTGTAAGTTCAACCTTCGGATATCTAGCTTTAGTCCATCCGATCCAACGGTTGATATGTTCTAAGTCTTTGACGAAGTACATGAACACGCAGACAATACGATCAAACTTTGGATAGAGTAAATCAAGCAGAACAAGCGAATCTTTACCCAAGGATAAAAACAGTAAAGCCTCACTCGATCTTTCTCGAATGAGGTCTATATACCGGTTCGCTTGTTCTACCTTATTCATGGCTAACCACCCGATAGTCCAAATGAAGTGCGAAGGTCACTATAACGCTGTCTCCGTGAACCTAACTGGGACGTGCCTGCCGCACCTCCTCTTCTTGCAACTAATCTACCACCTGCACCTGCACCATTCATGTTTCGGCGCGGTCCAGATACTCTGTTTACTCTTTTTGCGACTCAGCAATAAAATTTAAATTAAACAATCAATCTATATGTTTCTCTAATACTTCACCTAGTGTATAATCAATCTGTGCAGCGAGATACTCTTCACCTTGATGCTCATAAACAATATCTTCGTCATTTTCATCTGTTAAAATTGACGCTTCTGCATTCTTCACCTCTACAATCATATAAGGACGTTTCCCCTTATATTCGCCTGTAAGAAATTTAATAGCATCATACTTAATGGGATTTAGTTCAATTTCACCCTCTTCGGGTAATTCTTCGTCCACTTTATATTCTTTACCACCACATAGATAGGTGATATACTTCTTTGCATTGGTAGGTCTGATTTCACGGTATTCATGCGTTTTCTTACCAGCCAATATTTCATCAAAATACCTTTGCTTAATACTAAGCGTCAAAATTTCCATAATCGTGTGCATTTTATAAATTAATAATCATAGTTGCGGGACGAGGATTCGAACCTCGGACCTCTACCAAGTCAAAGTAGCAAGCTGACCACTGCTCTACCCCGCGATAGCACCCCCAAAGGTACTACCACAACCAAAGATAACGAAATATCTTCAATCGTTATACACGACAATCGACTTATTGTCGTGAACTTAGCCAAATATCTCTTTCTTCTCTGCAAGCTTTCAGTGTTGGGGCTACAGTTGCAAACAGATCACCTGATTCCGTTCGATAATCATACTGATACATTCGCTTTGGCTTACCTTTGATTTTCACAGTGAAGGTGCAATAATTCTCTTTACCTGGATCGCATACACTACAACCATTTTTGTTTATTGAGTTCATCTTGATAATGGATTTAATTGATTAAAAGTCCAACCGGCTTGTTTTAGTTTATCCAAACCATCCGGTGATATAGCATAATCAACTGGATGCGCAGAGCTGTCACCCAAACCACCCGTGTAGAATGTTGCCTTATGAAGAACGCCAAGCAATTGAATTTCTTTTACCTTAGCCCCAGTGTTACGCCATTTCCATTCTCTATACTTAGAATCGCCCTCTTTATCAATACTGATATAATAGCCTTGTACACCATAATAATCAAACTCAGAGATATAGATATACTTAGCTTTAGAAACGATTTGAGTTTGAAGCCATTCTTCTGTTCTGAAATTTTGTTCAGGTGAAAGATAAACCTCTTCTATACCCAAACCCAAATTCTTGTTTTTAACTTTTTCGGTATCTTTGAGCTTAACGCCTGCCATGTGTCTACAAACAACTTTATCCTTATACGACCACTGATTATCAGTATGAAACAACTTCGGATTGTCAAGTATAAATTGCATCAAATCTGTTTTGCTCACTTTCAATTCTTTAGCAAGCTCAGGTATCAAGCAATACTTTTTATTGTTTGCCATTTTAAGCAAATCAACTCTTCTTTTGATTTCTGCTATATCCATAATCATTCACCTTTTAATTTTCTGCCACACATAGGGCAATAGTTAATATCAAAGCCGTAATATCCAGTTGCACTACCCCAGGTTAATGGTATATCAATGTCTACACATATAGTTTCACCATCGTAACTTAAATCACACTCTTTCGACCTATGGGTAGCAACTCTTTCTTGTTTGCAAAAATCACACCCTTCGATTTCTTTAGGGTGGGCATCCGCCCATTCAGCGCCGGTCTTGAAAGAATCAACGCTTTGTTTGTGCATCCCATTTCCAAATGCGCCAGTTACAGAATCATCATTACTGGTATTAAATTCTTTTTGATGGTTCAATGCCGCGTTTCTTATTTCTTCTTTTCTATCCATAATCATTCAGTTCTATAAGTTTTACCACCAAATTTTTCATCACCATCTACCAATATATGATAACTGATATAAGGCTTGTTCTCTTTATCGTTATGCTCTTTGCATTTAATTCTCGCTTCTTCGATTGTATCATATTTGCACATGGTGTATTCAGGATAACCATCGAAGTATCTTACAACTCTATAAACTTTGCTCATAATCGTGTATATTGAGGTAGCATGAAGGTTACCGGATTAATATCATAATAACTTTTTCAACTTTCTAACTGCCTCTTCTCTTGATTTAGCCCATACAGCAGGATTAAGATCACCGTCTTCATTTATAATTTCAGCAGCCAGATACCAGTAAGATGAATTAAGATCATTTTCTTTAGCAAAATTTCTAGCTTCTCTCATTGTTTCGCATTCATGAATTACATTTGTTGTACCTGGATAGCAAACAGCTATAAGGATTGCTATTTCAAAGACAGATCCATGTTTTTTGTATCTTATTGTACTCATTGCTTTATTGTTGTGCAGGTTTCCCCCTGCTAGTTAATGCTATTATTAAATGCCACAAAGTTTTGAAACTTTCAGTAACTCTTTATCGCTCATAAATATGAGGTCAAAGAAAATTCCTTCATCAAATGCCTTGTTTTGCAGCATAGCTGCTGATTTCATTTCAACCATTATTCTGGTAATCATTTCACCTTTTACTTTATCACTCATTCTTGTTTTCATAATCGTATATCATTTAAATTGACTGAATCATACCTTTTGCTAAGAACTCTATATAGTTCATCATGTCACCATTCAAGAAATCAATCTTTCTAAAGGTGTTCTCGATCTGATTAATGATGTTATTAGGCATTGAATAGATAAACTTAATTAGTATTTGTATTGTCAAATCTACATTACCTTCATTCTCTAAGAGAAAAGTTTCTAAACTAATGTTCTTCTCTTCTAATAATGTTTCGATGTAACATGCCATAATCGTATATCTTTTAATTGTTATTACTTCGTTTCTGATGATGCAAATGTATGTCTTTTATTTGATTTAAGTATATACTTTTATTGATTTAACATAAGATTAACATTTGATTTTAGTATATACTTATAATATCATTTATATTTGCACAAAACTTAATATAACAATGGTAGGAACAAAAGGAAAATCAGGTGGAAAGCGTGATGGAGCAGGACGACCGTTAGGGGTAAATCAGAAAGCTGTATTGGTCAAATTTGATATTGATTTACTTGATTATCTCAACTCAAAAGACAATAGAAACCGTTTCATCAATGACTGCATCAGAGAAAAAAAAGAGCGAGAAGAATAATTTCTCGCTCACTCATTGATTAGCCCTTTGAATTTTAAACGATTCACGATTTCGGTGTAAAGATACTCTATATTCCCGCTAAAATCTCCATAGTTCTGATACAGAAACACGACATCAGCGCAATTGTCGGAAATAGTACTCTTTGATTGAACCCCCAACACCCTTGACATTTCCTCACGTAATCCGGCAGTCATTTTCCCACCGGCAAGAGAGCTTGGAGAAAACAGGTACAAGATTATGAATATAAATTTCTTCCGTTGAGTAACGCTGTCAATGTTTGGCGGGCATCCTCTTTTATTCAAAATTTCAACGAATGTCTTATAAACTTCTTCGATAAGGCTTTTGTCTCTCAAAATCGGTGAAGTCAAAACGTTTTCTTCCTCTGTAAGTTCTGACTTCTCAATACGAATCTTTTTAAGACGAATTATTTTATTAAAATCCAGTTCCATAACACGATTATTCTAAAAGTAAATAGTATATTTGCATCATAATCGTGTAAGATTTGGGAGAACTAATGCTTGGTCGTGCTCGCAGGTTCTCCCTTTCTATTTTAAAGACCTATCCCTTTTAAGAATGGTTTTGTTTCTCTTGTCAACTTCCCTACTCCATATTGAGGCGTTATAGATAGAAGTTGCATATAATCTCAATTCCTCGCTATTAGCAAGAAAATCTACTCGTAATGCCATTTTCATTGATTCACCATACAAGTTCTGGTCAATATAATTATCCATAATAGTTATTGATTTTATTTTCTAAAAAACATATCTCCCGAAATAGATCGGGCTGTATCATCACCAGTTAACCGGATGTATCGAAAGAAGTTCTGTTCGGTCCGGTGCCCGGTGAGCTTCATTATCTCGAACGTCTTCATCCGTCCTGTTAAATACATATTTGTTGCTGCACTCCTCCTTGCAGTATGGCTACTAATCAGCTCCCACTTTTCACGAGTAACAGTTTTCAGTTCGCCGCCCTTGGTGAACGAATAGGTAACTAAGTCATTCAATCCGATTTCCTTCATTATTACTTTCAGATACTTGTTGAAGTACTGAATGCAAAGACCGCATGGAACCTGACCGGCATACTTTGAGAAAATTTCCCGCACATAATCATGTGCCGGGACCTTAACATCAACGTTCGTTTTCTTTGTCCGGATCACAATATAACCATTTATTAGGTTCTGACTTGTCAGTCTCGAATAGTCTGAGTAGCGAAGAGCGGTAAGACATCCTAGTATGAACATGTCTCTGATTCGCTCTTTTGCTTTCCGCTTATCTTGATTGACAAACTTGTAGTAGTATATTCTTGTGATCTCGTTCATCGAGAGAAACACAGCGTTTGTTGGTTCAGTCCTCAAATCAATCTCATCGTAGGTATAATCTACTGCATAGTTGTACTGAGATGCTCTACGCACAAGTGATTGAATTTTCAGAACGTATCCGACAATGGTATTATGTCGAAGTCCTTGGTCTTCCAGATAGATGATGAAATCGTCCAAAAACTCAGCCGTCACCGAATTGGTGAATATGTCACAATCAAACTCTGAGGAGAAGTTATCAATGTGTTTTATGATCGCATCGTAAACGGCTGCATAGTGCTCAGACTTGCGTCTGCTGCGCTTTTCAAGCACATCCCGGATAAAGTCAGTGAATAATATGCCTTCTAAAGGCTTCTCCTGCCGGAAGTGATTAATGTAGTCCTTACGCACTTGGGCGGTCCGGACCGGTTGTGATAATTGTAATGCTTTGGCTGTATCATTTTAAAGGGTTAGTTACTTTGTTTATTGAATATCATTCCGAGATGTTCCTCGACATGATTCGTTTTTATTCTTGTTATGATAACTCTACTATTTCAGGTGCAGGAGTGATGAGCTCTGTTACTTCCAGATTTATTTCGTTTATTACGATTGAAACTACTGCGTCGGGTTTGCAAGTTTCAAGTTCTTTTATTAACTCTTTTACTGTCATATTATTCTTTCCTTTCTATTTATTAGTTAATTTTCACCCAGATACGAGAACCTGGTAAATCTGATTTAGCTGACATAACATGAAATAATAATACTTTTTTCACATCTACACGGTTCCCTTTGATTGTTCTCTTAACTTTTTCTGCACTCACAAAATAAGTGTATTCACGTTCACCATTTAGATGTTTGTTAAGAGCTT